TAACTGGTATCGTATTTGTGGTTCTATATTCATTGATCTTTGTTGTCCAACCAATGACACAGTCACCAAATGACGCCAAGTTCTTTGAATTGATCACACCTATTGCTACATTCTTAACCGGTATCCTTTCTGGTATCATGCTAGGCAAATCGCCAGATGAGAAGAAGCCAGAAGAACCAGCTAAGCCACAGGAAACTGTTGCTGAGCAAGTTGTTGAGGAAGTAGAAGACGAAATTGCCTGAGGTAGAAAATGAGTATTGAGAAGTTTTGCAATAAGATTGGAGTTGCACCAGACCCTAAGTTTGGCGTAGAAGTCCTCAAAGCAGCAATGAAGTACTATAAGATGACGCCTGAGAGGGCAGCACACTTCTTTGCCCAAACAAACCACGAGTCTGGTGGCTTTGCCAAGTTCCAGGAAAACCTAAACTATGGCGCAAAAGGCCTTCGTGGTATCTTTGGCAAATACTTCCCAACAGACCAGTTGGCAGTAGCCTATGAGAGAAAGCCAGAAAAGATTGCCAACAAAGTATATGGTGGCAGAATGGGCAACGGTCCAGAATCCTCAGGTGATGGCTGGAAGTATAGAGGCCGTGGTGCTCTCCAGCTAACTGGTAAGGACAACTATAAGGCTCTAGCTACCTATCTTGGTAAGCCAGAGATTCTTTCCAATCCAGATCTAGTTGCTACAGAGTATATCTTTGAATCAGCTATCTGGTTCTTTGATAAGAATAAGCTTTGGGATATATGTGACAAGGGTGTTAGTGATGCTACTATCCTTTCTATCACAAAGAAGATCAACGGTGGTACACATGGTCTAGATGATAGATCAACTAAGACAAAGAAGTACTACAATCTATTAAAGGGCGTTAAGGTTGATGCAGCTCCTGCGTCAGCTAAACCAGCTGTAGCAGTTGCCAAGCCAGCTGCAGCACCAGGCGTTGTTAAGCCTGGTAACTTGTCAGAGCACTTCTCCCTGAAGGAACTAACAAGATCAGAAACGGCAACAAGAAAGGGTATTGATAATACACCAAACCCAACTCATATGCACAACCTAACCCTAGTATGTAAAAACATTTTAGAGCCAGTTAGAAAACATTTTGGTAAGCCAGTGCAAATTAATTCAGCTTACAGAGGTCCAAAGCTAAATGCAGCTGTTGGTGGCTCTGCTAAGTCTCAACACTGCAATGGTGAAGCCGTAGACTTTGAGATTGATGGTATGTCAAATCTCGATCTTGCAAAATGGGTTGCTGATAATCTAGACTTTGACCAGGTCATTCTAGAATTTTATAATCCTAAAGAAGGTCCAAATAGTGGTTGGGTCCATGCGAGCTATGCTTCCTCTGGTAAGCAAAGAAAGCAAATCCTTACTGCTGTAATGGAAAAGGGCAAGACAGTTTACAAACCTGGCTTTGCTGTGTAATATAAATACAGGTAACATTATTGAGGAGTTGCTTTAAATCATTCACTCACTGAATTCAAAATGTTTCGGAATGTAAACAATAAATTCAGGAGTTCAAATGAAGAAGTTACTTCTTGCGCTACTATTCGCAATAGGCGCAACACAAGCATTCGCCCAGACTACAACAGTTTCTACGGTCAATACGACCTCCGATGTCAATACGACAACAAATTCAACATCGACTTCCACATCGACATCGGACAATACCAACACGAATGTTAACACCAATAATAACATTCAGTCTGGTACTGCAACTAATATTAATCAGAACACGAATACCTCTACTTCGACTTCTGATAATACCAACACGAATGTGAATACTAACACTTCGACTTCTACGAACACCAATACGAATGTTAATACGAATAATAACATTAATAGTGGTACAGTAAACTATAACAATAACAATACCTCTACGAGTACTGCTACGAATAATAATAACAACAATTCTGTTGTAAATAGTACAAATACCAACACGAATGTTAACACGAATAATAACATTCAATCTGGTACTTTGACAAATAACAACAATAATGTGAATACAACAACATCTAATAACACAAATAATAACAATAATGTGAACACAACGACATCTAATAACACTAATAATAACAACAATGTCAATGTGAGCACATCAACCTCAACAAACACAAATAACAATAATAACAATTTGTCTGGTGAGGTAACTTATAATAACAATAATAACAACAACACGAATATCAATTCAACAAATACTAACAATAACAATAATGTCTCTACATCAACCAACACAAATAACAACAACAATGTCTCTACTTCAACTAACACAAATGTGAATAAGAACGACAGCACTTCTGTTGCCACAAATAATAATAACAATGTAAATGTGAGCACATCAACTGCTGTAAACAAGAATGAGAATGTAAACAAATCAGAAAGCACAAGCCAATCAAGTGTAAAGACAGATAACACAAATACAAATATCAACAGAAACGAGAACATTACAAAGTCAGAAACAACAATCAAAGCACCTCCTGCTTCTGCTATCGCTCCAATGATCTCAACATATAGCCAGGATGTTTGTGTATCAGGCGTTTCTGGCGCTGTTCAGACTCAGGTCTTTGGTCTTTCTGCTGGTAAGGCAGTTCGCGATATGAATTGCGAAAGATTAAAACTTTCCAAGACTCTATATGACATGGGTATGAAGGTTGCTGCTGTATCAATGATGTGTCAGGATGAGCGCGTGTTCAAGGCTATGGAAATGGCTGGAACACCTTGCCCATACATGGGTAAGATTGGTAAGGAAGCAACTGAACAGTGGACAGGCAATAAAGAAGAGCGTCCAGACTTTAAGAAGAAGTGGTGGAAGTTCTGGGCAAAAGACGAGCAAGAAAAATCAACTGATCTTCCAGAAGCATCAGAAGGCGGCTAATGAAGCGACTTCTCGCTCTACTACTATTGGCGGTGGCTCCTGCGTTCGCGCAGGAGTACACTCCACCTCCACCGCCTCCTATATATGACCCCACGGTTGAACAGACATATACTGTTACGCAACCACAAACACCATTACAAAATTTAAATCAAAACTCGATTGGAATACCATTAACATTGTATGATGATGGTTCTACTTTCCAACCAATTGACTTACAATTTGATTTTTACTTTTTTGGTAGTTTGTTTGATTCAGTTTATATTTCGCAGAATGGATTGATAAGTTTCACCAGCAATGCCAATGGTTGCTGTAGCGGTAATGAGTTGCCATTCTTGTCTAACAATTCATACTATAATTTAAACAATAGTATCTTTGCTATGTGGAGTGATCTTGCCGATTTCAATAATCCAGGCAATCCATATTATAAGTCTACAGGAAACTCATTTACTGTTGGTTGGTATGGTGTTGATGAATTAGGTTCACCAAATAAGTTTGATTTTGAAATTAGGTTATTTGCTGATAGTAGTTTTTCTATAAATTACGGTTCGTTTGATTATACAATGGCAACAGGTAGAACATTCACCTCTGGTTTTCAGGGTGACACTGCCACAGAATTCACTCAATTTTATTGGGGCAGCAATCCATCATCCTTACAAAACACAACATACTTTGTACAGTCATCAGAATTAGTTCCAATATCAACAGCCCCTGATTGTACTACAAATCCATACGACCCTTCTTGTGTGATTGATACTATTGGTATTGATGATGGTGTGACTGATTACACAGACCCAGAAGAAATTCTAGCTGCTATTGAAGAACAAGAAGCAGCTGAAGAAGAATCAGTTGACGATGGGAGTGATGATGGTTCAGATGATGGCTCAGAGTATGTTGAGGAAGAAGAAGTCCTAGTTGCTGATGAGGAATCCACAGAAGAACTTCTTGATGCAGACCTAGAAGAAATGCTTGCTGAAGAAACAGATGAAGAAGACATTTCACTTGTTGAAGATGCAGAAGATCTAGGAGAGCCAGCCGTTGTTGCAACTTATAGAGAATTAACTGACGAAGAAAAGGCTCAGATTCTTGCTGATGCAATTTCTAAGGATGTGCTACAAAATGCCCTTACAATTGCATCAGAAGTTGGTTCATCAAATACCAATGCTGCTGGTGGTCCTGCAACAGAAAGTTCAACAACTACTACAACAACCAGATCATCTAATGACCAATCAAGCACAGCTGAGTCAACTGAAACAGTAGCGGCTACAAGTGCTCCCACAGAACAAAAGGATGACGGTTCATCTGCTTCTGATGCTGGATTAGATATTCTAGAAACTGGTAGACAATTAGGTCAACAAGCATTATCTGAAATATTAACTGCAAGTGAAGCTGCTTCTAATGATTCCTCCAGAGAAGCTGAATCAATTGCAGCATTCGCAAGTGAAGCATCAGGGACAAATCAATCTACCGATACCATTTCAGTTACAAATTTAGAAGATGTAACACAACAAGAAACAATGGTTGCTGATTCAGGCTCAGAAGTGCAAACAGATATGGGGCAAACAGTTGAGTTCACAACAGGTGAAACAACAAGCCAGATTGAACAAGAAGCTGAAATGCTTGCTGAATCATTTGTTCGTGGTCCAGCTGCTGACAATGCAGAAACAGATGAGACACTTGCAATTGTAGAAGCAAGTCGTGCCACAGCAGAACAAAGTGCATTTGATGATGAATCAAGCAAAGACGCAGAAGTAACAACAGCAATGGTTGATCCAGCATTAGCAATGGCAAACACATTCAACCAGGCACCAGGTGCTATGAGTCTTGAATTCCTTGGTATTATTAAACCAATAGAAGAAAAGAGTGATGCTGAAGTTAGAGCAGAGCAGGTAGTTGCTGCTAATAAAGAGCAACAAGATGCGATTAATGCAAACTATATGGATGCTGATCAATCAGGCATTGTATCAGCAATTGCAGTAGATGCAGATGTAAGTTCATATCTAACACAAAGAATTCCAGATGTACCGTTCTATAGACCAGAAGATATCTACAAAGGCATAATCATTAAAGATAATGTTCGTGGCTCATATTTCCTTGAAAAGGGAAACACCGACACCTATAAAAAGATGGTCGAGGAGCAGTATAAGTAATGTTAGCAGAACTAGCAGCAGTCAATGCAGCCTATGCCGTCATCAAAGAAGTGGTCAGCAATGGTAGAGAGCTTGGCGAGTGTGCAGGCCAATTAGGAAAGTTTTTTGAAGGTAAACGAAAGTTAGAAAAGAAAGTTATTGAAACACCTGCAAATGAGCGTAGCCGACTAGAAGAATTTTTTGCATTAGAAGAAGTACGAAGAAAAGAAAGAGAACTTAAAGACTATATGCTGATTGCTGGGCGCCCTGGATTGTGGGATGATTGGGTGAAGTTTCAGAAAATGCATGCGCAGATGGAATTAGCAGCAGCGCAAGCAAGACGACGCGCTGAAATTGAGGCCGCGCAAAGGCAAGAAGAAATTACACTGATGATCTGCATAGGAATTTTATTTGTTATGTTTGCCGGTGGATTATTTGGATTTGTTTATCTGATAACTAGATAAAGTATAAAACAAGGAGCAATACAAATGAGCGATTTAGACGAAAAGGTCGATAAGTTAGAAGCTGCTGTTGACCCAAACACTGTTATAAGCATTGGTGGATATAGCTTTACCCCAGCCAAACTTATGATTGCTGCTGGTATTGTTTCATCGGTCCTAGGTGGTCTTTACGGTGCATTTGAGTTCTATAAAGATTACATGGATATGAAGCAACAGATTCAAGAGTATGTTGCACCTGACCTATCTGCAATCCAAGAGCGCATCACCAAGATGGAAGAGCGAGTGGATAATGCAGTAGTATTGGTTGACGAAAGTGGCGATATTATTCGCGATGTTCGCACAGACCTGAAGGGTGACATTGATAGCCTTCAAGCCGATATGGATGCTGCCGATCGCCGTAATCGCGAACTAGATAAGGAAGTTCGTGGATTTGTTGGTGTTACAGACCGCGATATATCAGCCCGACTAAGAGCCATTGAGCGTGAAACTGACCAAAAGCTGAAAGAGCTAGAAAAGAAGGTTGACGAGAAAATTCAAAAAGCTTGGGAAAACCCTCTAGCAAAGTAGATATTGACTATATAAATAATGATGGAAACTTTAAACATACCTGTTTGCGGAAAACGATATATTGTTGCTAATAAGGGCAAAATACTTTTAGTCACTTATAACCGTAGGTATGCTGAGCACATATTTGATTTGGTCAAGAAGAATGATTACCCAACAACGTACGAGATTAGGGTCCAAGGGCGACCATAAATGTTGTTGTGATAGTTGTCCGATTGAGAACAAATCAGGTAAACTAGAAAATATTTTATATTATGCCTTTCTGATAGTGTTGCCGGCGTTTGTTATTATTCATACTATTATAACCAGTCTATAAGGAGACGAGTATGAGTATCCTAGCAAATCTAAAGTCAATGATATCAGATGGTGTAGATGGATCAATCTCTTCAAAGAGAGTGATTACAGTTATGGCAACATTCCTAGTTGCTTTAGCATTCGTGCTAAATCTATTCTGGGACCTAGATGTTGACGCTAACATGTATGACTCAATGATGATGATTGTTGTAGCAGGTCTTGGTACAACTGTAGCAGAAAAGTTTGCCAAGAAATAATTTTAAAATAAGGAGTATATTAAATGAAGAAGTTTATTGCATTGTCTGTTCTAGCACTAGCCCTAACTGCATGTGCCGCCAAGGAAGAGGCCGTTGTAGTTGAAGAAGCAGCCCCAGCCGCCGAGGCTCCAGCTGCTGAAGCAGCCCCAGCAGAAGTTGGTGGCGTGCCAGCAGACGCAGCTGCACCAGTCGAGGCTCCAGCAGCCGAAGCACAAGCAGTAGAGTAATAATACTGTGAATGGGGCGAGGGAAACCTCGCCCCACTTTTAAGAGGTCTTTATGAAAAAGTTTTTATTTGTACTAGCATTAATCCCAACAACAACTCTAGCCAATCCTTATGATTGGAAAGTAACAAGAGTCCTTGATGGCGATACAGTAGAATTTGAAGCCAAGTTCCTTCCCCCTGAACTAGGCGATAAGTTAAAGATTAGAGTTCTTGGTGTTGATACACCAGAGAAGGCTCCAAGAGCCAAATGTGAAAAGGAAGCAGCAGCAGGTTTAGCTGCCACAGAGTTTGCTAAGAAGGCTGTTAACGAAGCCAAGAAAGTCCAGATTGAAATTAAAGAATGGGATAAGTTTGGTGGTCGTGTACTTGGTGATGTTATTATTGATGGCAAAAAGTTGAGTGAAGAATTAATTAAAAAGAACTTGGCAAGACCATATTCTGGAGAAGCCAAAAAGTCATGGTGCGAGTGAGGTAGTTTATGTTAAGTATTATACCATTACCATATAGAATTCTATTGTTTGCATTGATTGTTGGTGGCGCATTTGCTGCTGGCTTCAAAAAAGGTGGGGAGGCTGGTGAACTAGAAATCCAGCGGGCTGCCAATGAGGCAGAAAGTTTAGCTGCCCAGTTAAAGAAAGAGCAGGCAATGGTTCGCGAGGTTGTAAAGGTAGAATACGTTGATAGAGTTACACGAATCAAAGAAAAAGAAACCAAGATTGTACAGGCAGCAGCTGAGACGGTACCTGGACAGTATGATATGTCTAACGGTTGGGTACACGCACACAACGCTGCAGCTTCTCCAAAGATTGATCTTGATCTAAATCTAGCAGCAGATGGCGCAAGCTCATTTGTTAGAGACAATGTTGCTCTCCAGACAGTTGTAGAAAACTATTCTGTTTGCTTGCAAAATGCCCAGCAATTGACCTCTCTACAAAAATACTTAATTGAAGTCAATAATGTTATTGATAAGGAAAATGAGAAGCGTGGTATTGATATTAAGCTTCCAGATATGCCTTGGAAGAAGGAGGCTAAGCAATGAAATACCTTCTAGTAATTTCTATGTCTTTAATGTTAGCTGGTTGTGGCAGTGCAATGACAAGATTACTACCTAAACTAGAAAAAATTGATTTGCCTGAGGAGCTAATGAAGCCACCCCAGGAACTAAAAACAATTGAAAAGCCAGCCGCACCTCCATCAACACCACAAGCGGAGATTACAAGAGATGTCACACCTTAATGAAGTAGGTCGTAGTTATTTCCAACATTTGTTCTACGCTTGGAAGTTTGCTTTTATTTTGTTTGTTCATGGCTTATTTCCGAATGTATGGAAAACAAAAGCCAGCGATGAGCTTTGTAAAGAACGGTTAGGTGATAATGCTACTCGCGCCCATATGCTAAAACACATGTATGGTATTATTGAAAAGAAGTATGAAGAGCCAAGCATCTATAGTAGAATGTCAGATCGTGAGCTTGCTATTATCATGGAAAAAGCCAAGTATAATAAATAATCCTACGGTATTGTAGGAGAACAATCATGGTTGATTTTGAATCAAGACTATCCAAAATGGAAGCCGATGTAGCAGCCATGAAAGAGAAAGTTAGTTTTTTCTCTGTCATCTATGAAAAGTTTGATAAAACTTTAGATAAGTTAGATGAACGTCAGCTAGAAGACAGAAAAGAAATTAATGAAACTATGTTAAAGTTACAAGATAATATTATGGAAGAAATAAAAGCTCTGAGAAGTGATATGGCTAGACAGCATAACCTCGAGAGAGAAAAAATTGAAGACTTGAATAAGTGGCGTTGGATTGTTGTTGGTGCTGCAGGTCTAGTTGCCTGGGTAGTATCAACATTTACTAAAAGTTTCTTGGGTCGATAGTTATTAATGTTTATACCAGGTCAAGTTAATAGAACTCCTGCAATACGTCTGAGGAGTAAATACGTGGTTGAATCTGTTAGTAACATCCGTAATGATATGCCACTAGTTAGGCAAGATGTTGCCCTAACTTCTGTGAGCTTGATCTCAAATAATTCAAGACTGCTACCTACGCCTGATAGTAGTTTACTTTCAACTAGTCCACAAGAAATACAAAGACAACTTGAAAGACATAGAGAACACCAAGACCGGATTCATATAGTCGTATGAGATTCAAGCAATTCCTAGAAAACTTCATGGACGGCAGGAACCCTCAAGATAAGGGTGATATGGCTCGCCATGGTTTGAAAGGTAAGTCAATTGCTCAATTAAAGAAAGTTAGATCATCTAGCACAGCATCCCCAAGAAAGAAGCAACTTGCACATTGGTTCATCAATATGCATAGCAAAAGGAAATAGTTGACCTTTTAGCCGCCTCTCTGTATAATCAGCGTGTCGCCATTCTGATTAGGGTCATAAGATGCTTTGGATTGATATTAAGTACGCTAACCTTGCCTCTAGCAAGTTTCCCCGGTATAAAGTAAAAAAGCAGAAGCCATTCCAGGCTAACTTCCGCTGCGTGTACTGCGGCGACTCTAAGAACAATAAATATAAGACCAGAGGATATCTCTTAGAGAATACTAAGGGGTATGTGGTCTATCATTGCCATAACTGTGGTACGTCTACGAGCTTCGACAGTGCTCTTAAATTTGTCGACCCAGTATTACATAAGGAATATGTTCTCGAGAAATATAAGGAGAGGGCAACGCAAACCGTTACCTCTACTGTTTCTGCGAATGTGTTCCAGCCGGATATGTCTAAGTTTGCTAAGAGGAGATTCGAGAAGTTTGAGCCATTGAAAGAGCTAAAGAAGGTCTCCCAGCTACAACCAGACCATATTGCCAAGAAGTATGTGGTTAGTAGACAGATCCCTTCCAATAAGCACTATATGCTTTACTACTGTCCTAAATTCAAAGAGTTTACCAATAAGTTAATTCCTGGTAAGTTTGAGAACACTGACCATGATAGTGGTAGACTTTTGATACCATTAATTGACCGAGAGGGTACAATGTTTGGTTATCAGGGTAGAGCATTGGCCAATGACAAAATTAGATATATAACCATCGTTTTGGATGAAAGTAAGCCAAGAGTGTTTGGACTAGATACTCTTGATATCAACCAAGATGTAGTTGTTGTAGAAGGTCCTATTGATTCGCTCTTCTTGCCCAATGCTATTGCTATGGCTGGCGGCGACAATGGAGATGTTGAGAAGTTAGGATTGGATAGCAAACTTATTTTCTGTTTTGACAATGAGCCTCGTAATGTGGATACTGTCAAGCGTATGAAAAAGATGATAGATAAAGGATACAGAGTAACTTTTTGGCCAAGTACCATTCAACATAAAGATGTTAATGATATGGTGTTAAATGGGTTGAGCCAAGAGGAGATTTCTGGTATAGTATACCGAAATGCCAAGAAGGGCATGGAAGCATTATTAGAATTACAAAAATGGAAGAAAGTACAATGAGTGAAACGAGTGAACCAAAAGTATGGACTACGAAGGTAGTCGAGGATAACGGTGATACAGTTCTTTTATTCCCGCCTGACTTTATGAAACAAGTTGGCTGGAAAGAAGGTGATAATTTAGCATGGGTTATATCAGATGATGGTAAACAATGCTCTATTATTAAACTACAATCACCCGAGGCCTGAAATGAAATATTTGGATATCAACATCGACCTATCACGAGACGAGTTGTTTGATGATCACGGTATGAAGAGAATGAAAGATTCTTATATGCGTGATGATGAAACATCTCCCCAGCACCGTTTTGCTTTTGTATCTAAAGCATTTGGTACAGATGAGAAGCATGCTCAGAGGCTATATGATTACTCCTCTAAGCATTGGCTTTCATACTCTACACCCATTCTTTCCTATGGCAGAACAACTAAGGGATTGCCTATCTCTTGTTTTCTTAACTATATGGACGATTCTTCCCAAGGTCTTGTAGACACTCTTTCAGAAACTAATTGGCTATCGATGCTTGGTGGCGGTGTTGGTATTGGTCTAGGTATTAGATCATCGGATGAAAAGTCTACTGGCATTATGCCTCATCTAAAGATCTATGATGCTTCTTGCTTGGCTTATCGTCAAGGCAGAACTCGTCGAGGCTCATATGCTGCCTATCTAGATATTGGCCATCCAGATATCATTTCATTTTTAGAGATGAGAAAGCCAACTGGTGACCAGAATATTCGTTGCATGAATCTTCACCATGGTATTAATATTCCTGATAAGTTTATGCAACTTGTTGAAAAGTGTATGACAGATCCAATGGTTGATGACACATGGGAACTTGTTGACCCAGCATCAGGTGAAGTCAAGGAGAAGGTTTCGGCAAGAGAACTTTGGCAGAAGATTCTAGAACTAAGAATGATGACTGGTGAACCATACCTTCATTTTGTTGATACATCTAATAAGTATCTACCGCAGTGGCTAAAGGATAAGGGCTTGTCGGTCAAGCAATCTAACCTTTGCTCTGAGATTATTCTACCAACAGATAAGAAGAGAACTGCTGTTTGCTGTTTATCTTCTGTTAACCTAGAGTACTATGATGAGTGGAAGGATGACAAGAGGTTCCTACGTGATGTTGCTGAGATGTTGGATAATGTCCTCCAACACTTCATCGATAATGCACCTAAGCCAGTTCATCGTGCTGTATATTCTGCCACTCGTGAAAGATCTATTGGCGTTGGTGCGCTAGGCTTCCATGCCTATCTTCAAAAGAATATGTTGGCATTTGAGTCTGCAATGGCTAAGTCGGCTAACATGAGAATGTTCAAAAATATTAGAGAGAAGTTAAATGAAGCCAACAAGCAACTTGGAAAGGAAAGAGGAGAGGCACCAGATGCCCAGGGCACAGGTCTCCGCTTTAGTCACCTTATGGCTGTTGCTCCTAACGCATCTAGCAGCATCATTATGGGTAACACCAGTCCTTCAATTGAGCCCTATAGAGCCAATGGATTTAGACAGGACACATTATCAGGTGCATACTTTTATAAGAATAAGTATCTAAATAATTTACTAAAGACAAAGGTTAAGGAAGAAGACCTTGCAGAGATTTGGTCGTCAATTATTGCTAACGATGGTTCCGTTCAACATTTAGATATCCTTGAAGAGTATGAGAGAGATGTATTCAAAACCTCAATGGAAATTGACCAGCGTTGGATTATTGGGCATGCAGCTGACCGTCAGCAATTCATTGACCAGGGTCAATCAGTTAATCTATTCTTTAGACCAAATGTTAATATCAAGTACCTTCATGCTGTACACTTTATGGCATGGAAGCACGAACTAAAGACACTTTACTACTGTCGTTCTGAAAAGATTGGCAAGGCTGATAAGGTTGCCAAGAAGATTGAGCGAGAGATCATTCAGGAGATTGATATCAAGGCTCTAACAGAAGGCAATGAATGCCTAGCTTGTGAGGGCTGATGACTTCATATAAATATATGTAAATCTTTTAGGAGAAACAACATGCCATTTTACACACAAACGCCCTTTCGTACAGAAATAATTGAAGTGACTGGAGACAACCTTAACAAGGTTTTTGCATGGGTATCCGCCAGTCCAGTTGTTAATGCTCATTCACTAACAAATAATTCATTTGTATTGCAGTATCTTGATAACCCTCCTGAAAATGTTAGCATTGGTAGCTTTGTAATAAAGAGAACAAATGATAGTTTTGGTGTACTTGCCCCAGACAGAATGCATCAAAGGTGGCAGCTATTAACTGATCAGGAGGCAAATAGTCTACCTATAATTAATAGACAAACAAAAAGCCTTGATGAAGCATGGACCCGTTTTTCTGAATTGGTGTTCTAATGAATGTAGTTTTAAGAGATGACTTTATTGGAGTCTTTGAACAAGCATACACCCAGAAGCAATGCGATAGTTACATTCACTTTTTTAAGAATGCTGAGAAAGCTGGTATGGTGGTCGACAGACAATCAAGTGAGAATGTTTCACCATTTAGTAAAGAGGACTTATCCACAACAGCTAATGGTTTACATTTCAACCAGTTCATGTTAGATAAGCATCCCGAACTTGCTGAAGTGTATATGCACTCAAATGAATTTAGCAAGGTATTGATGGAGCAGGCTCTGAAGGAATATTGTAGAGCCTATCCTGGTCTAGCCGGATTTCCTGATGCAGAAAAGAAACTTTCTATACAAGACTCAAAGGTTCAGAAAACAATTCCTGGTCAAGGCTATCATGTATGGCACCATGAGCATGGTACGGGTGGTAGAGCCCACCGACGTTTGCTAGCCTTTTCACTCTATCTGAATACTGTCAATGAGGGTGGGGAAACAGAGTTCCTTTACCAGAAAGTCAGGTTTAAACCAATTGCAGGTCAATTATTAATTTGGCCAGCCTACTTCACCCACGCTCATAGAGGCAACCAACCACTAAGCGGCGAGAAATACATTCTTACCGGATGGATTGAGAAGTGAACCAAGATGAGTATGAGATCAGAAGAAAATTAAGCTTTGATTCCTATGACAAGATAGCTGTTCGAATACATAACAACAGGGGTATAGTTCCTCCATTTCTCAATACTGGTTTCATGTATGAAACTAATCAACCAGATATAAAGTTCAGCTCAATTGATAGACAAGTGTTTGTTAATTGTTTAATATATACGCATCTTTTTGAATATCTAACCCCTGAAGGTAAAGATGTTCTAGAAGTTGGTTGTGGCTTTGGTAGAGGTTGTAATTTCATTAAAAATCAGTATAATGTAAAAAGTATTACTGGTTGTGACATTAACAACAATCTTCTTAATATTGCAAGAAGACACTTTCCTTCAATTAATTTTGTAAATGGTAATGCTGTAGAACTTAATTTACTAAATAAAATCTTTGACATTGTATTGACAGTTGAAACATTATTGTATTGGGATTGTCATAAAGATTCATTTAAGAGTTTTGCTAGTGCTGTTAAGCAAGGTGGTAGTTTGCTTATTGCCTCTGATATGAGGCGTTCTGACACTACCTTGGATAAAAACTTTCGTGAGCAGGGGTTGCAGTTAGTACATGAGAAGGATATCACAAAAAATGTTCTGTTGGCTATTGAGAGCTATAGGAACCAAGGTGTCCTAGCTAAAGAAGATGCAGTAAAATATCAAATGTTTCAAACAAAATATCGTTACATATCCAAGCATTACATAAGAGAATAAAAAAAATGACAACAAAACAAGAACTAATTCTTACAGACGAAAGAAGCTACTTTAAGCCATTCAACTATCCATGGGCCTATGAGGCTTGGTTGAAGCATGAACAGAGCCATTGGCTCCACACTGAAGTACCAATGCTTGAAGATACAAAGGATTGGAAGCAGAAGCTTACTGATAACGAGAAGAGCTTTTTAACCCAGATCTTTAGATTCTTCACTCAAGGTGATATCGATGTTGCAGGTGGTTATATTAAGACCTACCTTCCATTCTTTCCTCAACCAGAGATTAGAATGATGCTTGCTGGCTTTGCTGCTCGTGAAGCATTGCATGTTGCTGCCTACTCTCATTTGATTGAAACTTTAGGTATGCCAGAAGATACATATCATCAGTTCCTTGACTATCAGGCAATGAAGGATAAGCATGACTATCTAGCAAAATTTACAAAGAGTGATAAGAAGAGAATTGCACAGAACATTGCTGCATTCTCTGCCTTCACAGAAGGTATGCAATTGTTTAGTTCGTTCATTATGCTACTTAATTTTCCACGCCATGGCAAGATGAAAGGAATGGGCCAGATCATTACCTGGAGTATTGTTGATGAAACTCAACATGCCGAGGGAATGATCAAGTTGTTCCGAACCTATATCGAAGAGAATAGGGAGTTGTGGAATGATGAACTCAAATCTGAAATTTATACTATTGCAACTAAGATGGTGGAACTCGAAGATCAATTTATTGATTTGGCGTTCGAGGGGGGCGAGATGGAAAATCTTACTTCGGAAGACGTCAAGAAATATATCAGATATATCGCTGATCGCCGTCTCATATCGCTTGGGATGAAAGGCATCTTTAAGGTAAAGAAGAATCCTTTGTTATGGGTTGAGGAGATGATTAATGCTCCTACCCATACTAACTTCTTCGAGAATAGAGCAACAGATTATGCTAAGGGTGCCTTGAGCGGCTCATGGGAAGATGTCTGGGCAGATTAATGTCTTTGATAATTACCTACCAGAGGCTATAGCTGAAAGGATTTCAAATATAGTCTTTGGTACTGGTAATTTGACAAATCAAACTTGTAATGTTAATGGTTCAATACCATTCCTGATTAAGATCGACAAGACGAGCCCAGGGATGATTAGTTTTGCTTCTATGGTGTATACAAACCAAATGCAGTATAACGAGCAAGACGCAGCGTTGCGGCCAAAGAAGGCACTACATGATATATCTACAAGGTTCTTATTGTCTAATAAGATACTAGATGGTTTTAAACCACTACATGGTAGAATGTACTTGCAAGTACCAATGCCAATAGATGAAAAGCACAAAAAGCCTCATGTGAACTTACTAGGTAAACATTGGGTTGTTTTGTACTACATTAACGATGCAGATGGAACTACAGCATTCTATAATCCTGATGGGACACTTCGCACAGAAGTAGAACCAAAAAGAAATAGACTTGTGATATTTGATGGTACAATTAAACATAGTGTTGGCATACCAAAGTTATCTCCTAGAGCTGTATTGACATACGATATGATACCGGAGTAAGTAGTTTGGGATCTATAATAGTCAGAGGCCACAAAATAAAGGGTGAAAATGTCATAGGTGGGGATAGCATGGAATTAGATAGAACAAACCACAAAGCTTTTGGCGAGACAGGTAAGATTCGTCATGCATATATTATCTATATTGATAGACCTGAATCAATTGAGTATGCCAATGAATGTGCTAGGTCATGTGAGCAGTATGGGCTGCCCTACACATTATGGAAAGGTGTTGAAAATGCTGGAACCTGCAATCTTGATGAAGTGACAGGATTTCATTGGGTTACAGTAAACAATGAGATGGGATGCACCGCTAGCCACCTTAAACTTTGGAGAGTAATAGCTGAACAGGCACACGCATGTTGTGTGTTTGAGCATGATGCTATTTTAAAGGATAAGCTCTACGACACTGAGATACCAGATAACAAGTTAGTGATGCTTGGGTATAGAGTCAACAAGGCAGAAGACTACGAGCGTCCAGCTGACCCTATTGAATTCATGGATATCAATAAGTTTGAAGGTACCCACGCCTATGCCATCACTCCTACAATGGCTAGGTATATGGTTGATAGAATGCAGGGTTACTACACAACAGAGTTTGGTGGTGTCAATACTACTATCGATGGCATTCTTTCTATCCATGATAGTTTTGGTATTGCTAGATGTGTAATGGACCCTCCACCAGTAGTATGTGTAGTTGGTGATAGGATATCAACTATCCAAGGTAGGCCTGCTGCCTATAATGCTAGTGTGTCCCCTGGCTTTATGAAAGGACTAAGGGTTGAGCCTTTAAGAATTACTGCTAGCTGACATATAAATATACCCAAGAGGTATATTATGTGGCTATATGATGGCAAAGAACTTACGGATGAAGATATAAAGGGCTACTACGGCTTCATCTACGAGATTGAGTGTTTAGACAATAGCAAGCTCTATCTAGGCCGTAAGTACTTTACGAAGGCCGGCACCAAACAAGTTAAAGGTAAAAAGCGAAAGACACGTAAGGAGTCTGATTGGAAAGACTATTATGGGTCGTCTCCTCGTTTGTTAGAAGACATCGAGAAGCTTGGTAAAGATAAATTTGTTAGAAGAATTATTCGCCTCTGTAAGACTCGGGGCGAAACCAACTATTGGGAAGCTAAGTTGCAGTTTGCAAACCAAGTGCTAGAGTCAGACAAATATTATAATGACAACATTTTAGTAAAGTTCACAAGAAGGAATATTGGATTATGAAAGTAGGATTCACTTGTTCAACATTTGATCTGTTTCACGCTGGCCATGTCATTATGTTGAAGGAAGCAAAGGCTCAATGTGACCATTTAATTGTTGGTTTACAAACAGATCCAACAATTGATAGAAAGGAAAAGAATAAGCCAGTGCAAAGTATTTTTGAGAGATATGTTCAGCTCCAAGCCTGTAAGTATGTTGATGAAGTTGTTGTCTATGCAACAGAAAAAGATTTGGTAGACATCCTTCTTGCATATCCAATTAATGTTCGTATTCTAGGTAACGAATATGAGCATAGAGAGTTTACCGGTCGAAACGAATGTATTGATAGAGGGATTAAGTTCTACTTTAACAAACGAGAACATACATTCTCAACTACCGAATTACGGCAGAGAGTTGTGGATGCAGAAGTCGATAAAACGCTGCGGCGAGCTGGGATCGATGTAACTCCTTGATTCTATTAGGAATTTAGTTGTTGACCTATTGACCAAATGCGCGTATAGTGGACAGTATGTTAGTATACACTCGTGCTCGCTTCAAGCCTAAAAAGAAGCGCAAGGTTCGTGGCGTTATCGCTACTAAGTATAATGCTAAGAAGTATATGGATAGCAAGTCTGTATATGCTCCCCGAGACCGTCGACCGCCTCGAGCTGAAAGCGAGGTTGTCATGCAGGCAAAGTCGCTAGTAACAACTGCATGCTTTACTGCCCGGCAGTCAATGACTGATGCAGCTTCCTTGGCTAAGGAGCCCCAGCGCGTTCAGGATGAAATCATTGCTAAGAGTAAGCGAATTGCTATTGCTTATAACAAGGGTGCTTATCAGTATGTTACTGACGAAACAGATCCTAAGACAATTGGTAGTGGAGAGAGGCTAAGACGCGGTGGCTAATGTTCTTGTAGTATTCACACCTAGGTCTGGCAGTACTATCATAAGCGATCTACTCGCCTATAAGTATAATGCTATCAACCTCGATGAGATGCTTGACACCACAATAAGAGGCGTGTTATATGATAAGTTACCTGAAGATATTAAAGTTATTCTAAAGGAACAGTCATTACTAGATCTGCCGCCAAGTCCAACAACCAAAAAAGAAAGGGACTCATATTTTTATGATACATTCAACCTATACAATAAAAGGTTTGATTTTGTAAAAGACACAGCGCAAAAATATCCTATAGTAGTAAAATACTATCCGACAGCGATGCTACCTGGAATTGGAATTGTAGAGTGGGCTATAGAAAACAATTTTGAGTTGTATTTTGTAAGCAGAAGAAATTTCAAGAAACAGCTATATAGTACCCTGCTTGCAGAAGTAAAGACTAATTTTTATAAAAAAGCTAAGAAGGCAGGGAGACTAGAAATTCCAGAGATCAGTGGTTTTCTTAATACCAAGGGTAGTTTGAATGTTTCATTCCCCTCTGTAGATGTTCCTCCTGAGCAGGTAATAGAACAAATTGTAAAACTTACTGTTATCAATAATATGTGGAAGGCATATGTTAATGCCTACGGTAAGTATGGTAAGGTAATGTACTATGAAGACACTATTGCTAGAGGAGATTACAGTCTGCTGGATATCAGCCCTGACTTGCTTCGAGCCTATGGAAAGGAAGAGATTTCATTAAGACCAACCCATAGATATAATGTTGGTGATCAAATATCTAACTGGCAAGAAATTCTCCAAATGGCAAAACAATACGAAGTTCCTAATCTGCATGAATAATTTAATCTTATTTACGAATAGATCGGGTAGTACCATACTAACTGATTTAATATCTTATAGTCAAGGTACTATTAATCTTGGTGAAGGCTTGCATAGTCTTGCAAGACAATACAACTACAATAATGATATCCAGAGACAGAGTGAATTGTATAAACAGTTCTCTTCTACTAGCATAACAGCAAGGTACCACAATGAAATTACAAACGGATTTGACCATATAGGTTTCTTCAGGGCAAAGTCTAAAAGAATTGAAATTTTAAAACAATCCAACGAGAGCTGGACAGCAAAAGAGCAGCTTGAAAGGCAAACAATCGATTTCTCTTTTATTCAGTATTGTATTGACAGTGGCGTCAATGTATACATGACCCACCGTAAAAATATTATTGAGCAGTTTATATCTAAGGTTAATGCTAGATATAGAATACAACAAGACAAAGATTATAGAAAGTTTCCAGACCACAGACCAAACGTGCGAACCAGTTCGTTTATCTTTACAAATGAAGACAATTGTATGAAATATGATACGATGTATGTACCATTTGATTGGCTACACATGTATACAATGATCTTTATTGGTCAGCTATTCATGTGGCGTGTTATATATGATAGATTCAAACCAAACATCAAAGTTGTATCATATGAGGATAATATTAAACCTCTTCAACTTGAAAAGTTTGGTATCACACAGCACCATATCCAGCAGTATCAGAAGGAGAA